GAAGAACATCCGCGTCGCCCTCGAAATGATCGAGACGCAGCGCGCGGCGCTGTACCAGAAGCTCGGGGTGGAAGCGCCAGGCGTCGATCTACTGGCCGGTCATGACGACCTGAAGGCCGCTGTCGAGAACATGGAAATCACGCGCGACAAGGCCCTGGAGCTGGCCAAGCTGCGCAAGACCCAGGCCGACCTGACCCAGCGCCAGCAAGCCGAGACGGAGCGTGCACAGAGCCAGGAGCAGTACCGCCAGACCGTGCAGTCGGCCGCGAGTGCGATGGAAGCCTACCTGACCACCCGCGCCAAGGAAGCCGACCATCCCGCACGCCTGAAAATCATCGGCGAGCACTTCCAGAACCCGGCCAACCTCCAGCGCTTCGTGCAGACCTTCGAGCCCAAGCAATGGACCGCCGCGCTCCAGATGATGTACGACGGCATCGTGGTCCCCAAGGCCGCTCCGAGCGCGCAGCCACAGCCGCTGCGCTCGCGCCCCGCGCAACTGGGCACGCCGGCCGCGCAGGGTAATTCGCCGATGGACCGCCTGGCCCAGCACTTGGACAACCTGGGCATCTGACCCGCATCACGAAAGGAGGCCAGGCATGGCCATGAAAGACCTGAAGATCACCAAGAAGGAAGCCAAGGCCAAGAGCGAAAGCATGGTCATCGGCTCGTCCGACCAGGAGCGCTACCCCTATGGCCTGCGCCTGGACCTGAACAACGACACCCTGGAGAAGCTGGGCATGAAGGCGCTGCCGGCCGTGGGCACGGTCCTCATGTTCGAGGCCAAGGCCAAGGTGGTCGGCTCGCGCCAGTCCGCGACCGAGGGCTCTGAGAACCGCAGCGTCGAGCTTCAAATCACGCACATCGACCTGGAAGAGGGCGAGACCGACGAAGAGGTCAATGAAGGCGAGCTGACGCGCGGCCAGGCCGGCGCGATGAGCAAAGTTGCGCAGAAGATGCGCGGCATGTGAACAAAAATCCGGCGGGGGCTTGACGGGGCCACAAAATCCTCTCTGCCAGTTCCGCATCTTTGTGCTGACCGGTCTGCAATGAGCGTAAGCGGGGATCGCCTCCCGCAGTGGATCAGCCAGTACCTCGATGCGGTACACGCCGAATTAGTCGCTGCACCGGTGGGGTCGCGTCCACCAGGACCAAGTGCACCAGATCAAGCCGTACCCGAGTCGCGCCGGGAATCTGATGCGCTGAACGCACGGGAAGGGTCTGCCGTGGACGGTGTGGAAGGTGTTTCTCAAACCTTTCATTTCGGAGCAGCGACATGCCCATTTCCAATCAAGACTTGCAGGAGTTGGCCAAGGTTTCCTTGGACGAGTACCTGCGCAACATGCCCGTGGACCAGATCGCCACGGAGCGCCCCCTTCTGAAGAAGCTCATGGAAGGCCGCAAGACCTTCCTGGGTGCCAAGCAGAACGTCGTCGAGAACGTCCGCAAGACTTACGGCAGCAATTTCGCCTGGGCCTACGGCGAAGAGGCGGTTTCGTTCAACAAGCGCAACACGACGGAGCAAGCCGCCTTCCCCTGGCGTCGTGCCGTCGATGGCCTGTACATCGACTATGACCGTCTGTTCGGTGCCGGTATCAAGGTGCGCGAAGGCGAGCGCGGCGCGTTCAAGCTGGAGCAGAACGAGAAGGTCCAACTGCTGAACCTGCTGGACGAGCAGATGGAATCCCTGCGCGAAGGCTTCATGCAGAAGCTGGACCTGGAGCTGCACCGCGACGGCACGCAAGACGCCGACGCAATCGGTGGCCTGGACACGCTGGTCTCTACCGCTCCCGCCACTGGCGTCGTGGGTGGCCTGGACGGCGCGACCGCCACTTACTGGCGCAACCATGCTCAAACCGGCATCCAGACCGGCACGGTGGGCACGCTGGCGCAGGCCATGGAAACCGGCTGGCGTCGTTGCATCAAAAACGGTGGCAGCCCCAACTTCATCCTGGCTGGTGGCAAGTTCATCGACGCATACCGCAAGGAAATCGTCGTCACGAACAACGCCGATGCGGGCTCTGTGAAGAAGCTGGATGCAGGCGTCGGAAACGGCGTGAACACCGGCCTGTACTTCAAGGGCGTGGAAATCATCTGGGACCCGCAGTTCGAGGAACTCGATGCTCTGACCACTCCGACCACGGAATGGGAGAAGCGCTGCTACTTCCTGAACACCAAGCACCTGAAGTACCGCGACGATGACATGGACATCGTGACCCCGATTCGCCCGCACGACGTGCTGGCGATGTACGCGATGGTCAACCTCCGCTGCGCGCTGTCCACCAACCGCCGCAACGCCCAGGCTGTCCTCGCCATCGCCTGATCGGCGATGCCAGTGCCCCGGCCTGCTCACCCTGGCCGGGGCTTCTTTAAACCACAGTCCGCGAGGAAAACATGAGCAAGACCAATGTCCCCCTGTTGAACGTCACGATCCGCCGTGACGCCAACACCATCACCCCCGTCACTGTCCCGCCCTACGAGCTGACCCTTCTGCGCCAGATGTTCGGCAAGGAGAACGTCACCGAAGGCGATCAAGCCGGCGTCATCGAGGTCGAAGCTGCAACCGAATACGAGCGCCTGAGCGCCAAGTACGGCGCAGGCAAGGTCTCCAAGGTCTACGGCGATGACGAAGGCGAACGCCTGACCGAGCTGGTCGAGAAGTCGGCCGTGAAGGTCAAGGCCGAGAAAGCCGAGAAGACCGAAAAGGTCGAGAAGTAATCCCCGGCAGGAGAAGCAACGATGGCGCAGCCGCAAGAGTATTCCCGCGATACCGATTTCACTGAGCGCGAGGGCGATGACACCGACCATGCCGCTCTGAACGCGGAGCTGGACGCGGCTGCGCAATCCATCAACCAGATTCGCTCGAATCTGGCCCAGATTCAAAAGGACGACGGCTCACTCAAGAACGAGGTCGTCGGCTTGGACCAGCTCAAGCCCGAGCTGCGCAACGGCGTTCCCGGACCGCAGGGTCCGCAGGGAGCCACTGGCCCGCAGGGTATGCAGGGTCTTCAAGGCGTCGCCGGTCCCGTGGGTCCGCAGGGCCTGCCTGGCGAACGGGGACCGGTGGGCCCGACTGGGCCGCAAGGTCCTCAAGGCGTGCAAGGTCCGCAGGGTGTCAAGGGCGACACGGGCGCGACCGGTGCGACCGGTCCGCAGGGGCCGCAGGGCGAGCAGGGCCTTCAAGGTCCGATCGGTCCGCAAGGCCCTCAAGGTGCGCAAGGCCCGCAGGGTATTCAGGGTGTGGCCGGCATGTCCTTCGACGTGGATGCCGTGGGTGTCTATGCCGACCGCGCCAACTACAACAACGAGCCGCACGGCTTCGCCTTCCTGTCCACCGACAACGGTTTCCTGTACCTGCGCCTGGGCAACACGCCGGGCGTCTGGTCTGGTGGCGTGCCATTCGGCAAGGGCGAGAAGGGCGATCAGGGCGCCCAAGGCCCGGTAGGTCCCATGGGGCCGGTTGGTCCCATTGGCCCCCAAGGCGTGCAAGGAGTGCAGGGTGAAACCGGCCCGATCGGGATGACCGGTCCAATGGGTCCGCAAGGGCCGCAAGGCATCCAAGGGCCGCAAGGCATTCAAGGGCCGCAAGGCGTACGCGGCATGACCTGGCGCGGCGAATGGAGCAACGCGACCGCCTACGTGGCCGACGATGCCGTCTTCTACAACGGCCGCTCGTGGATCGCCAAGCAGTCTTCCACCAACGTCGTTCCATCTGATGCTGCCAGCACCCAGTGGGGCAAGCTCGCCGACAAGGGCGACCAAGGGCCGCAAGGTGTTCAGGGCGTTCAAGGTCCGACCGGCCCCGCCGGGCCGACTGGTGCAACGGGTCCGCAGGGCGCTACGGGGCCGCAAGGACCGACCGGTGCGACGGGGCCTGCTGGTCCCCAAGGTCTGACCGGCCCGCAAGGTCCACAAGGCCCGCAAGGTCCGCAAGGTCCGGCCGGTGACGTGACCAGCCGAGTCGCCAAGACCGGCGACACCATGAGTGGCGCGCTTACCGTTCCGGAGCTTGTCGTCTCGTCCACGGCTCCGTACCTGCGCATGCAGGACACGGATTGGGGCAATCGCTGGCTGCACAGCAATAGCGGAACTATGGGCCACCTGGACAGCAGCGGTAACTGGAACGCCTACGACAACAACTCCGGTCAGGTCTGGACGAAGAACTACGGCTGGCTTCACGACTACTTCTTCTCGTCCGTAAGCAACTGCTCGAACTGTGGCGCCATGCCTGGTCAAAGCTTGTCAGGTGGAAGTCGGGCTGCCAATACCAACTGCTTTGTCAGTGGCACGTACCTCAACGACAACGGTTCCTCTGTCGGAGTTGGAAACTACTTCACTGCATTCGGCATCAACTGCAACTGCGCGTGCAACTGTTAAGGGGGGAAGAACTTGCAGATCGCTTATCGCTACAACCGCCCAAAGGCATTTCACGCAGTCAATCTCACTGTCACGGACGCCCTGTTGACAGCCGCAATCACACCGACGAAGCCCGACGACGGATTCACGGGTGTCGGCGAGGTGCCAATGATTCCGGCTGATCCGGTTTCGCTGATCTTGTCGCTTGATGAGCTAAAAGCCCTCACCGAATTCGACGACGGCGCAATGCTTTCGTTCGACGCGATGGAGCTGAAGCCAGGCGTCGCAATCAAGTGGAAGAACCTATATCTCGGGACGTTGCTCGGTCGCCGCTCAATGCTCGACTACCTGCGCGAGCTCGGATGGAACACAGCATTCCGCATCCTTGTGCCTTCCGCTGGCATTACGTCGATGCGTCAGTGCAAGTACATCGTCCAGATGCACGACGCGGCCGGCGTCTTGGAGTGTGTGGACCCGATAGCTACGCTGGCAACGCCTCAGGATTTCACTGCACTCCAGTTTCGACCACGAATCATCGGTCCGACCACGGCGGGCCTGACTTCGCCGTCCGTCCCGCTGTCCATCCAGCTTGAAGACTCCGATGGTCAACCCATCGCCGCGAGCGGCACTGTGTTCCTGGAGACCACTGCCGGGACGCTGAGTCGTCCGCGCGTCGTTCTTGGCGATCAAGGCGCTGGCACTTTTGAGCTGTTCACCGCAGGCATTCAACCTGGCGAAAAGGTCAAGATCAAGGCGGGCTTTCGCTACTTCCCAGGCGCAGAAGACCATCTCGTGGAGTTCGCCGCATGAGCGTTGCGATCTCCAACCTATGGCCAACGCCTGTCGGTGTGAAGCAAGGCGGGCTTTCCGCCGAGTCCACCAATGCCTTGGTGAAGCTGCTTCTGAACCTCGACGAACGTAAGCATCGCGTCCCGACCGGCGGCGCTGCTTTCAAGGACTTCGTGGATTCCGGCGACTTCTATCACGGCATCCATTACAACCTATTCGACCACGACGGCTTGCCTGATACGGATCGGCGGGCGCTGATCGAGTTTGAGGGGTTTGCGTGCTACACCATGCGCGAGTTCCTGCGCGAGGGCTTCGCGGCTCCTGACTGGGAAAACGTCGCGCTCTCTGCGCGCTGCTTCGGCCACATCCATCGCCCGGGACTGCGCACCTTCCCGCACTACCACCAGGCGAGCGACCTCGTGCTGGTTCACTACCTGCGCGTCGAGGACACGCCCGCCGACCGCGAGCCGCTGTCGCTGATCCTGCTCGATCCGCGCGGGGCTCCGAACTATCCATGGGTCGGGAAGATGCACACCATCAATCCAACCCGAGGCACGACCGTTTGCCATCCCTCTTACCTCTGGCACGAGACCAATGAGTGGACCGGCGATTCGTACCGTGCCCTTATCGCCGTGAACTTCAAGGTCATCGGTCATGGCCACGAGACCCAGTTCAAGCCCACCCGATTCTGATCCATGAAGTTCATCGTCCACACCATCAAGCCAGGAACCGACGAGCGCGCGGTCTTCTTCTACGACAACGCCACGAGCGCCTTCGTCGATGCGTCCGGTCAACCTGTAGCTCAACCTCACGCGGTAGCGCCTCGATTCCAAGCGCCAGCCGTCTCGCGTCATACCCCACTTCGAAAGACCAGCCCGCGCGTGCTGAAAATTAGCCTGGGCCTGTCATGCAACTACGAGTGCGAATACTGCTCGCAGCGCTTTGTGCCCCGTGCGGATGAGACCAACCCGGGCGACGTGGACGCCTTCATCAGCGGCCTCGATTCGTGGGTGACAACGCCGCCCGAGGCGGTTGAGTTCTGGGGAGGCGAGCCCCTGGTCTACATCAAGACCCTGCGCCCGCTGGCCGAGGCGATCCGCGCCAAGTACCCCAACGCTGCTTTGTCGGTCATCACCAACGGCTCGCTGCTCAATGCAGAGACCAACGACTGGCTGGACCAGATGGGCTTCAACGTCGGTATCTCGCACGACGGTCCTGGCCAGCATGTGCGCGGCCCTGATCCGCTGCAAGACCCAGAGAAGCGCGCCGCCATCATGGCGCTGTACGCCCGCTTGGCTCCGCAGGGTCGTATCAGCTTCAACGCGATGGTGAACCGCTCGAACGTCTCGCGCGCGGCCATCCAGCGCTTCTTCGTTGAACTGACCGGCGATCCGATGGTGCCGATCGGCGAGGGCGGCTTCGTGGATGCCTACGACGAGGGCGGTCTGGCGCAGTCGCTCCAGGCCGATGAGCTGCACGGCTTCCGCAATCTGGCCTTCCATGAGGTTCGCACTGGCCAGGCCGCCAACGTCCAGGCGGTACGCAACCGCGTCGCGTCCTTCGTCAACTCAATCCGCACTGGCCGCCCTGCATCCAGCCTCGGGCAAAAGTGCTCGATGGATCAGTCGGACAAGATCGCCGTGGACCTGCGCGGCAACGTGCTGACCTGCCAGAACGTGAGTGCCGCCAGTGCGGCCCCAAATGGAGAAGCGCATCGCATCGGCCATGTCTCCGACCTGACGGCCGTCAAGCTCAACACGTCCACGCACTGGAGCAAGCGCAAGGACTGCCCGAGCTGCCCGATGCTCCAGATTTGCCAGGGCTCGTGCATGTTCCTGGAAGGCCCTCTGTGGGACCGCTCCTGCGACAACGCTTACTCCGATGCTGTGCCGATCTTTGCGGCCGGAATCGAGTTCCTGACCGGCTGCGTCCCGATCTACATCGACGGCGACTTCCGCGAGGACCGCAAGGACATTTTCGGGATGGTTAACGGTGTGCCTGAGACCAAGCCCAAGCGCGTCATTCCCATCAACGCCATCGCCTGACCATGATCGACAAAGACCCAACCTCTTATTCGCTTGTGACGTACCTGTGGGTCTTCATGCTGGCCATCCTGGGGGGAATCGTGAACTTCATGCGCAAACTGCAAACCGGCCATGCTCGCGTTTTCAACCTGGTGGAGTTCATCGGGGAAATCGTGACCAGCGCCTTCGCGGGTGTCATCACGTTCTGGCTGTGCGAGAACGCGGGCTTCTCGCCGCTGGTGACTGCCGCCTTCGTTGGAGTGTCTGGCCACATGGGCAGCCGGGCGATCTTCATGTTCGAGAACTGGCTGAAGGCCAAGTTCCCCGCTTGAGAAAGGACCGATATGGAGCCACAAGAACAACAACCCGATGAGCCGGTCCTGAATCCGGCCTACTGGAACCAGGCGGCCTTTCATGCGGCGCTGACCCGCGTGCCGTTCAAGCAACGCGACGCGGCGGGCGTGCTGGTGGTCAACGTCAATGACCACTTCTTCAAGCTCGATGCTGGCACGCTGGTCATGGCCCGCGTGCCCGAGGACCTGAGCATCCCGACCGACTGGCAGCCTGCTCCTGAAGCGCATCCAATGCGCGACAAGGCCCTGTCCATGATTGGCATGGAGGTCGGCCAATGAACGGGCTCGCGGAGCGCTACAAGACGCTGGGCGAGCTGCTGACCGAGCTGCGGGTTCGCCTGGGCTTTGTGGCGCAGGGCTCGGCCGCGAAGAACAATGAGGCGACCCTGAAGAGCTACCTCCAGGAGGCGCACGACTTTGTTTTCGCGGAGCTGGACCCGCCGGCCATGCGCAAGAAGTCGATCATCACGACGCAGGCTGACTCGTACCTCTACGATTGGCACGACGATGCGGCCGGCGAGGACATCGACCCGGCAGCCGTCATTTCCGTCTGGGTGAAGGTCTCGGGCACGATCCGCGAGCCGCTGACCTACGGCATCACCGAGAGCGATCGGTCCTTCGAGAGCCTGCGCCAGCAACCCCAAAAGTACGGCACGCTCAACGGCCAGCTCGAAGTCTGGCCCGTGCCCGAGCGCGCCTATGACCTGATCGTCGAGCACACGGCGATCAAGAGCCGCTTCAGCCAGGCTGGCGATCGCCCAAGCGTTCCTGACCGCCTGGTGTTCCTCTACGCCCTGGCCAACGCCAAGGCGCATTACCGTCATCCGGACGCGCAGGCCCCGGCGCAGGCGTTCCAGACCATGCTGAACAAGGAGAAGTCCAGGCAGAAGGAAGGCCAGCGCTACTTCGCGGGCGGCAAGGAGCCGCGC